GGCAGGTCCAGCCACGACAGGAAATGTTAGTCGAGGACGAGCCGATTCTGCAATCAACTCCAGCACATTTCTTGACGCTATCGGTATTTCTGGTACAGCGTCGAGCTTTCGACGATGAGGAATCTTCGGCATGTGTGCTGGCCGGTTGACTGACTGCAGGAAACTGCCCTGCCGCCGCAGCGGACGACGATCCGTCGGCCACTGGACTCCCCTCGCGGGGAGGGGCGGGGCAGGCCCCTTGGGTAGGAGATCGACACGGGGAGGTAGTGGCGGTGGTTGTTCTGTTGGCGCTGGGAGAATGGCGTCCTGAAGCGCAGGACACGCCGCCGATGGTTCGGTGGTATGTGTCGGGTCCGATGGGCGACTCGCCGGCAGCTGGGTCGCCCTCTTGGAGTTTAAATGGCTATGAACCATGTAATATCCGAGGGCTTCTTGCTGCCCCATCGGGGATTGTTGGTGGCCAGTGAGGGCTTGAAAGGCCTTCACCGCATGACACGGCTTACGCCGACCAGCAGCAACATCCCTTAGGGTTCGGCAAATATCGCGATACTCATCGCGTTTGCGCTTGTCAACTCGTTCTCCAGCACTAGGCTTACCAGCCTTATCACGTGCCACTGTCTCCTTTGCTTCCGCTAGTTTGCTTCCTAGCACATCCTCGGCGCCCATTTGTACGATTGCCGACACGATCGATTGCGCTCGTGTCGGTGGTGGTCTTGTAGCGGGCACCGGCGCATCCCCTTTCCTGGCCTTGGTCTTCGCCAGGGGGAGGGAGTCTAAGTACAAGTCGGGTTGGTCTTTGGGGCGAAAAGAGCGGCCGTCCAGACGGACGTAGAAGTCGTCACCAACAGCTTTCTTTCGAGCGTCGGCAATGACTTTACGCGCATGTGATAGTGAGCTGGTGTTTATTATCTGCTCACCGGCTACAATGCGGAGAGGTGCTAGGAAGCGGCCTGGGATATCCTGTGAAGGAGCTGGCGGTCTTCTTTCGTCAGCGGGTGTTGCGGATAGCTTTTCGACCCATGCCATGGCTTCGTCAATTAAAGACTTAAGCCGAGCAACCTCAGATTGGTTTCCGTTCTTTTCAGCTGCGCGGTATTGTCGCAGCATATCGACGATATCGGCTTGTACAGCCCTCTTACGCTGCCGCTTCTTCTGGCTGGCAGCGCCGCTAGCGGCTTTACTTGCCGCTTTTGCCGAGTTGGACGCCTCGGGAACGTCCGGCTCGGCATCGGTATTACTACCGATGTTGGAAAGGAGGTCACCAAGGGTAGCATTAGCTGGTCGAATTGAATCTTTGAGCCGTTGGCTACGAGCTATTGCACGCTTCTCCTTACGTCGTTGGATTGATCCACGACCCTTGGTTTTCTTCGCCTTTGCAGGCGGCTGGACCTGGTTCGTTCCATTCGCAGGTTCGACATGTCCTGTCGATAAGACTTTTTCAGTCTCCGACCTTTCGGCCGCTGCTCCGTCG